GATGCTTATTAAAAGGTACGGCATTAGAAATGCTGTTATGCTTACAATTCCTCCTTGTGGTACTATATCAATGCTCCACGGAGTATCAAGCGGCATTGAGCCTATCTTCTCTGCTATGTATAACCGCAGGTATAGGAACAATAACATTTGGAAGGAGCAGTTAGTTGTCGATCCGCTATTCCAAGAGTATTACGACCAAGGAAAATCGCTGGAACCTTTTGTCGGAGCCTATGATGTGGCCCCCGAAGACCACATTAAGGTACAAGCTACGATCCAAAAGTACATGGACTCCTGCATCTCCAAGACTATCAACCTTCCTTCTACCTCCACGCCTGAAGAATTTTCTCAAGCGGCATTGGATTACGCTCCGTACCTCAAAGGTCTTACAGTGTATCGCGCTGGCTCTAAGGGTAATGAGCCTCTAGAGGCCATCCCTCTTACACAGGAGAACATTAAGAAGAACATGGGAGAAAGTGTAAACGCAGCGGTTGCCGCTGGTGATGCTTGCTCTTTGACAGGAGGTGATTGCTAATGGCCTGTTACGAGTGGGTGTGTAACGACTGTCAGATATACTGGGACAGAGAACTTCCATTAGGGACAGCACCGAAAAGAACCAAGTGTCCTAAATGTGGAAAGTTATCTAATCGCTATTGGCAAAACCAAGGTGTAAATGTTAAGTGGGGAGATGATCAAGACTTCCACACCGTTCGTGCTAGACATCAAAAACACGCCGAATACGGCTATGACAAGACTGCCGCTGATAGATTTTTGCGTAGACATCTTGAGCATTCTAAAAATGCACAAGATGATGAAAATTATAGGTACAAATCAGCTAACATCGACTGGGAAAAATTTGCTGAAACTAGAGGAGTAGACAAAGTTAGTCAGCGTCAGCTAGAAAATAAAGTAGAAAGCTCTCGAAAACTAACCGAAGATGCCTATGATAAGGCGAATAAGATGGGCTATAAAGATATCAACTCTGAGAAGCTAGATATTGCCAAGCCCAGTAAGAACCAGATCCTACCCCCCAAAAAATAACAACCATGGCATACGATTTTAGCGAGAACATCCAGCGAGGTATTCTCTATCTACTGAAGTCTAACAAAGATTTTTACCTACAGATTGTCAATCTGGTAAAGTCTGATTACTTTGAGTTCCCCTCTCACGCCAAGATCTTTGACGCAGTTCATGATCATTACGAGAAGTACAGCAAGCTTCCTACTGACGATTTTATTGTTCAGGATGTCAAGGGTTCTCTTGGTGCAAGAGAGAATGCTTCCGACTACGAAGACGAGCTTGCCTTCATCAACAACGTAGACACCTCCACGACCAACAACACCGAGTATATGCTCGACCTTGTTGAGGGCTTCGCTAAGAAGGAGGCGATGAAGTCTGCAATTGCTCAAAGTATTTCGCTAATTAAAGAGGATCGAGTTGAGGAGGTTGAAGCTCTAGTTAAAGAGGCTCTGCTCATCAATCGAGACGTAGATACAGGTCAAGACTATTTTAGCGACATCGCTGGTCGATGGGATAGAATCTTTAACAAGGAAAATCAGGTAAAGTATAAGACGATCCTGCCTTCTCTCAATAAATCCCTAGAGGGTGGATTGGGGTCCAAGGAAATGGCTATGGTTGTTGCCCCTCCTGGGGTTGGTAAGTCTTTGTTCCTAGTGAACCAAGGCGTACACTCAATGATTGAAGGCAGGAAAGTCTTATATATCTCACTTGAAATGAGCGAGGACAAGATCGCACAGAGGTTTGATTCTATCATGACCCTTGTGCCTCAGTTCAAGCTTAAGGATCCTGCGAATCAACTCACAGTCAAGGAGCGTCTGGAGATGTTCCAGACTGAGTTTCCAGGTTCTCAGTTGGTCATCAAGGAATTCCCTACAGGCCAAGCCTCTGTCAACACTATCAGGAATCTCATTGTGCAGTTGAAGAACTATGATGAGTTTGAGCCTGACCTGTTGATCGTAGACTACCTTGAACTTCTGCGTCCGACCCGTGAGATCCAACAGGAGTATCACGCGCAGCAGAAGATCGCAGAAGAGCTTAGGGGTGTCGCTATGGAGCATGATTTCCTGACTTGGACTGCGACCCAGACCAATCGTCAAGGGCGCATGGTAAAGGTTATTACAGACGCAGAACTCGGAGACTCCTACGGTAAGATCCGTACTTGTGATTTCGCCATCTCTCTTAACCAATCAGAGGAGGAGTTCGATGAGGGCAAGATGAGGGCTTTTGTTATCAAGTCTCGCAATGGTAGACCTCGGTTTACTGTCCCCATGGATGTAGACTATAGTGTCCTGAGAATGTCAGAAGGAGAGGCTACGTTTGCCAGCGAGGATGAGTAAAATGAGATATGAAAAGTTAATTCACCCTATGGAAGTCTACACAGGTATTAAGACGTTTAAGATTGAGCAAAGACCTTTGACAAAGGACAACCTGTATGGGTGCGTAGAATTTCCTAAGTCCCTACTTACTATTGATCCTAACCAATGCCCTGAAGACTACCGAGCCACTATGCTCCATGAGATTTGCCACATTGGCTTTGATTTATATGGGCTAGGGGACGATGATGAGATGCCACAAATGGGTAATGAATTCCTGACTACGGTAACATCTAATATGATTCAGCAATTAGCTGGACTCAATAAAGAACTGTTCGCATTTATCTTTGAGTAGGCTAGATACTGTATGAAAGACTTAACCCTTAAAGATATCATACCCCGACCTGAGGTTCCTCTCACCCAATTGAGTGTTTACTTTGACGGACGGTGGACGTTTGCTGAGTTCTCTACTCCTACCAGAACGACAGAGTCTCAGAGCTTTTATTTAATTAGTTATCCGTTTGGCTTGGTCAGACAAGGAGTAGCCAATCCCGCTCAGAGAGCCCTTAATGGAGATGCAGGAAGCTACGCTATCCAAGATCGTGATGGTTCTTTATCCCTAGCTACTCCTGCTCAATACGAGCAGCTTTTTCCGCGCATACTGGTGGACAGACCTGGAGTACCTACAACCTCTCAGCTTCTACAAGATCCAAATTATTTGACAAATGTTGTTAGAAAATCGAAGAACGAGGACTCTAATACTATACAAGTTGGGAATAATACCTTTAACAACACGGTGGCAAATCAAACGATAGTCATTCTGCCCTCTGGACAACAGAGAGCAGTCTTGGCATCCGATCCTAATGACCCATTCAATGTTGTTACTGATCCTGTAGTTCCCGACGAACCTAGAACTGGACCACAAGCAATACCGATACCTGGCTACTAATTATGCACGAACTTATCGAATCCCTTGAAGATTTTACATGGGAAAACTATAAAGACATCAGCGACGCTCTCGTTCAATTCAATGAGTACGAAGTAGAAAACGAGATGTTTCGACAAGCATCTATCTACTCGTACTATTATGGATTGATGGGCATGGCAAAGAAGATGGTCTCAGAGAGGAGCCTTCAACTCACACGATTTATGTCACAGCTTCGCAAGGAAGCAAAGGCAACCTCTAGTGTTAAGCTCACCGCAAAAGACCTAGACGATCTAGTGTTTGCCGATGAGCAATACTTCCAGAGACAGACCGCTCTCGATGATGCTAACTTCAAATACGAACTACTCAAAGGACTCGTCAGAGCCCTTGAACAGAAAAAAGATATGTTGCAGCAAGCGTCTGCAAATAAACGAGAAGAAACTAAACTTTACAAGTGATACTACTATCATACACTAACCACTAACTAAAAGGAAACTAAACATGGCTATTGATCTCGAAGCTCTCCGTGCAAAGCACGAACAACTTAACAACCCGCAAGCGGGTAACTCTAACTCAGACTTCCTTCAGAAGTTCTATCAAATTCCCGAAGGCACTAATGCTGTGCGTATTCTTCCTTGGAAGGATGAGAGTCGGGAGTTCTACGCTGAGACAAAGATTCACCGAGTCCCCCAGCCTGACGGGACCGTGAAGAACATTCACTGCCGTAAGATCCATGGAGAGAAATGCCCCATGTGTGATCTATACTACGGCCTCTGGAAGACTGGCAAGCAGGAGGACGAAGATCTTGCTCGCAAGATTAAGCCCCGTGCTAGGTACTACATGAACATCCTTGACCGTGCAAGCGGCGATGTTAAAATCCTCTCCATCGGAGTGATCCTCTTCAAGAAGATCATTGGAGCCATGCTTGACGAAGACTTCGGTGACATCACCGACCCTGAGTCTGGTCACGACTTCAAGATCGTGAAAGAGATGGACGGACAATGGCCTAAGTATGACCAGTCTGCTCCTCGCCCGAAGTCCTCTGAGCTTGGCTCTAAAGCTGAGACCGCAGCGACCATGGATTCCCTCCATGAGATTCATGACCTCGTAAAGCTTGAGGATTATGAAGAGGTGAAAAAAGCTACTGATATGCTCATTGGCGTAGCAGTTCAAGGTACATCTACCCCTGAGCCCACCGAAGAGGTTTCAGACAACGATTACCTATCTAAACTTCAAGGTTAATTAACTATGAAAAATCTTATTTTTATGATTGTATTGGGTGCTGGGTTGATGTCCTGCTCCGTTGTTGAAGGCTTCATGGGTGGAGCAGAAGGCGAGCCCATGTCGTTTGGAGGGATCATCGACTCCATCTGGACCATGCTAACTGGTTTCATTCCCAGCCTTGCGGCCTGGGAGGGTGCTGGATCAATTTTCAGCCCTCGTAAGAGGCAGCACTACACTAACATGGTCACGGCTATCGTTCCGATGAACAAGAACATGGAGTTCGGGGATGCTATTAAATCTCTCGGTTCTGGTCTTGGTCTGGCTCACTCCTCAGACGCAACGAAAGCTGCAAACGAGGAAGAGGTTACCACAGCTAAAGTTGAGGCAGTAACGAGTAAAAAAGCTTAAAGCATAAGCAAACGAAACTATCATAGAGAGGCATCTAATAGGTGTCTCTCTATTTTTATACCATGAGTGATAAACTTAAAATACTTTGTGTCCCTGCTAACGAGGGTGGCTGTGCCTACTACCGAATCATTGCTCCGTACCAAAAGCTGGCAGAGCTATACCCAGATCAGGTAGAGATTAGATGGGATAAAAACCCTCTTGGTATAGATGAATCTAATGGGACTTGGAAACAGGACTGGAAGTTTGAGAATCTAAAGTGGGCTGATATCGTGTTCACTCAAAACCTCTCTAATTTTGGAGGAAACTACACCGCAAGAATCGTAGGGAAGTCTAAAGAATTTGGGAAGTTTGTTCATTACGACACAGATGATCTTTTAACAGATATATACGAGGGCCACAGACTTTACCATGTGTATAAAGAAAAGGGCCTGGAAGAGATTACCAAGTTCATCTATAACAACTCTGATCTTGTGACGGTGACACAGCGCAAGTTTGCTGAAAGAGTGCAGCCTTTCATTGGTAATGGTAATGCTCTTGCCGTTGTTAAAAATGCTGTTGACTATAATCTTCCTTGTTGGAATCAGCAAAAGCTGCCTAAGCCTAGAAAGAAGTTTTGCAGGTTTGGTTGGGCTGGAGGGATTCACCATGAGCAAGATCTTCGCTATTTCTCAGGTGTACCTCATTTTGTAAATCAAAGAGTGGGCAGAGAAAATTGTGTGTGGGACTTCTATGGTCACCCACCACCGAACACTCCTAAGGATGACTGGCAGGTAGATGTCTGGAAGAAGTATAGAGATATCATTCTGCGAGGATTCAAAGGCAACAAGAATTGGAACATACACTACGCTCAAACTCCTGATCGTTACGGACAGTTTTTTACTAATATGGATGTGGCTTTGGCTCCTCTAGAGAATAACCCCTTCAATGACAGTAAGTCTGAAATTAAATTAGCGGAGTGTGGTAGGTATAAAGTGCCGCTCGTTGCTTCTAATGTAGGCTGTTACGATGAGTGGATTGTTGATGGCGAGACAGGCTTTTTAATTGATCCTGAGAAGGGTGTTAGTGAATGGACTAGAGTTCTATCAAGAGTGGCTAAAGATCCCAAGCTAGTGCAGAGGATGGGAGAGAATCTTCATGAGCTTACTGAGGAGCACTTTGATATGAACAAGGTTGTGGGGCAACGCCTGGATCTCTATAGACAACTTATGGGTACGATAAATGTCCAAGGTTAGACTGGTTAGCAGTTGGAGCAGTCACGGCGGCAGCACTATGGCCCATATAGCTCTAACTAATTTACTAAATGACAATGGGTATGACTGCACTTTTTATGGGGGCCAAGACTGGCATTTAGATAAGTGTAAAGCTAAACCGTTAGATGAGTTCCACTCTACTCCTGATGACATTGTTATCACACACTTTATACGCTTCAAGGAGAAGCCCCCTGTGTGCAAGAAACATATCCTCAGTTGCCATGAAACCCATATGTGGCCGATTAAGGAAATGGTGTCTCAGGGAGCCCTCTCGCTGCCGTCCTATGATGCTATTCATTTCGTAAGTAATTTTCAAAAGGATTGGCAAGATATTGAACATCCAAATATTCATATTATACCTCCAATAGCAGAAAAAGTAAAGTGGAAGCGACCCAAAAAGAAGGTAGCAGGGATTGTGGGCAGTATTGACTGGAACAAGCAAGTTCACAAGTCTATCAATAGAGCCTTAAAGCGAGGTTATAAGAAAATCCTGCTTTTTGGTGATGTCACAGATATGCCCTACTTTAATGATTACATCGCTAAGTACATCAGATCTGGACAGGTGGTACTAGCAGGTCATGAGGACAACAGAGAAGCCCTGTACGGGCAGATCAGCGAAGTCTTCCATTCCTCCATTAGAGAGACCTACGGGCTCGTAGAGGCTGAATGTAGGCTTTCAGGGATACCCTTTAATGGGAACAGTAATAAACAACCAATATTATCAAATGAGGAGATATTAGAAAGATGGGAAAAAGTTTTAAAATAGTCACTCCTGTGTATAACGCAGAAAAGTGGATTACCAAGTGTATTGATTCTGTTAAGGAACAATCGTATGAGAATTATGAACACATTATTGTAGATGACTGCTCTACAGACGATACTCTCAAAATCGCTCACCAGCAAATTTTAGGTGATAAACGGTTTAAGCTTGTAAAGAAAGAATCTCGCATGGGTGTGATGCATAGCCACATCACAGGGGCAGAGTTGCTTGGCAAAAACGCTGATCCAGAGGATATTTACGTTCACTTAGATGGAGACGATTGGTTAGCGCATGGTGATGTTCTGAAAAGAGTAAACGAGATTTATGAGGCTGATAATTGTTGGATGACTTACGGAAATTATGAAGCTACTGATGACTCACGCTCTGTGTGTAATCCTAAGGTAGAAGATCTAGCCGTTAGAATGCATATTCTGGCAGGATGGCCCTTTTCTCACCTACGAACCTTTAAGAAGTTTTTGTGGGACCGAGTTAAGACTGAATCTTTGGTAGACTCAAACAAAAAAGCATTTAGCTCGGCTTGTGACGTAGCCATTATGTGCCCTATGTTAGAGATGGCGGGGGATAGAGTTACTTTTATTGACGAAACTTTGTACATCTATAATAGAGAGAATCCTCTTAATGAGGATAAGGATCATCTTGATGATCAAATTAGGTGTGCTGTCGAAGTCGCCAAACAAATACCATACGAAGCATTATGATTGGAAGTTTTATACAGGGAGGACTCGGAAACCAGCTTTTCCAAATCGCCGCAGGAGTGTCTCAAGCCAAGAGGATGGGATCTACTTTTTCTGTCATAGAGGGACAGCACCATCTTCCCCTTCAAGGTAACAATATATCAACCTATAAAGATAATATCCTAAGAGGCGTGGATAGTAGACCTGAGAGTGATTTTGGACAATGCACGTTGTTCCAGGAGAGGGGTCATCACTTTACACCTCTTCCTGAAGTAGATAATATTTTCTTGATGGGTTACTTTCAGAGTGAAAAATACTTTGAAGACAATAAGGATGGCATTGCAGACCTTTTTAGCGTAACACCAGAAATCCAGGAAAAGATTGAGAAACAATATCCGTTTATTAAAGAAGAAAACGTAGTGTCCCTTCATGTGAGAAGAGGAGATTATTTAGATAATCCTACTATCCACCCCACTACGAGCGCCGATTACTATCAAAGTGCTCTTGATTCTATTGAGGACAAGGATCGAGTGATTGTTTTTTCTGATGATATTGCTTGGTGCAGAGAGACTTTTAGTAAAGACTTTTCTTTCTCAGTATTTGAAGAGGATTATATGGATCTGTACACTATGGCTAACTGCACCCACCATATTTTAGCAAACAGCACCTTTAGTTGGTGGGGAGCTTGGCTTTCTAAAACCAAAGGTAAGATTATCGCACCTAAAACTTGGTTTGGTCCTGACGCACACTTAGAGCCTAAAGATATTATTCCTGATAGGTGGGAGAGATTATAGAATGTTATTAAATTTAAAGAACCTGCATGACAAGTATGAACTGAATGTTAAAGGAGTCCTCCATATCGGAGCCCACTATGGGGAAGAGAACTCTATTTACGATGAATTAAATTATCCAAATAGGATCTTTTTTGAACCTTTAAAAAAGAACTTTGATGTGTTGAGACAAAATGTTACCGAGTGGCCTCTAGTTAATATTGCCCTAGGCGCATCGACACAGAATAAAGAAATGTATGTAGAGTCTGCAAATAACGGGCAGTCAAGTTCTTTGTTAAAGCCTAAGCTGCATTTACAGCAATACCCACACATTACCTTTCCTGAAAAAGAGGATGTTCTAGTTGATACTCTGGATAATGTTTTAGAGGATAAGGAGTCTTACAACTTCATCAACATGGATGTTCAGGGTTACGAGTTAGAGGTTTTAAAAGGGGCTACGGAGTCATTAAAGCACATTGATTATTTAATGTGTGAGGTGAATAGGGCAGAGGTGTATGAAGAGTGCTGCATGATAGACGAGCTTGATTCTTTTTTGAGTTCTTATAATTTCAAAAGGGTAGAGACCACCTGGGATGGAGTTACTTGGGGAGACGCATTCTATGTCAAAGAAGAAGTTTAATTTAATAGGAGGCCCGTTTCAACACGCTATTACGTCTACATTATGGAAAACTTCCAAGAACATAGAGTGGGAGTTTAATTCTAAGAATAACGACACCTCTTTTTATGTAGATAAAGAAGTGTTCTTAGCGTTGCAGGATAAGGATGACGGTCGAAAGAAATATGGGTGGCTTCTAGAATCCAGATCTATTGTTCCAGGGCTGGTGGAGCAAGTAATTGAGCATAAGGAGGTTCTCCTGGAAGTCTATGAAGCCATCTTTACTCATGACCAGAGACTACTATCATTAGATGATAAGTTCAAGTGGTGTCCTGCGTATGGATCCTATATTGATGAGCCTAAGATTCATGAGAAAACAAAGCTCGTTTCAATGGTCACTTCAAACAAGAATCTTACTCCTCTTCATGCGCTACGAAATTCTCTAGCTAATAAATGGAAGGATTCCTTAGACTTGTACGGTCGAGGATATCAAGAGATTGATAAGAAGGAAGAAGGGTTAACTCCGTATATGTTTTCGATTGCGATTGAGAATGATATCTATGAGACATATTTTACAGAAAAGATCATTGATTGCTTTGCGACAGGAACCATTCCTGTTTACTTAGGACCACCTAATGTTGGTGATCATTTTAATTCTGACGGTATTATTTATTTAACTGAAGACTTCGATCTTAACGATCTGTCTGAGGAGCTATACATAAGCAAAAAAGAAGCAATTCAGGATAATTATCAAAGAGCCCTAGAGTATGATGTCTTAGAGGATTGGATCTATGGGAGATATTTCAGTGACAAGTAGGAACTGTGTTGTTAAGCAACGAGCAGGACTCGGAGATATTATCTTAGGGCAGAAGATTGCGGATTTTTTTATTGAGGAAGGATACAATGTTTTTTGGCCTGTCATTGATGAGTATTATGATGCTATCACAAAGCATATGAGCAAGAAGGGTATTACTTACTGTAGAGAGAGCGACGAGTTTCCCCTAAAAGAATTGTACAATAGTTATTACACCACCCCAGTAGTGATGAAGGATACTCAGGATCTCTACCTACCTATCCAGATGGCTGATCAGCATTTTCCAGGTGAGTCTGCCTTAAGAGCTAAGTTTAAAATTCTCTCTCTAGTTGCCGATGGTTGGCAGGACCACTTCGAATTAAAGCGAGATACAGAAAAAGAGGGTCGTTTATTTGAAGAGTTAGGCTTGTCAAATGAAGAGCCTTATATTTTGGTAAATAACCTTTATGGTTCTCCACCTACAACGGTGAAAAAAGATATTCCGATTGAATCTAAACTTCGCATCGTTGAGGTGGAAATGATGGAAGGCTACTCCATGTTTGATTGGTCTAAGGTTATAGAAAATGCTTCTGAGATTTACTGTGTAGACACAAGCCTATTTTACCTCATTGATATGCTCGAACTAAAAGCGACAAAGCTAGAAGCTTACTCTAAATTTGAACCAGCTAATTATATGCACATTGCTGGTCTCTTTAAGGCTGCATGGAATTACAATGAATAATATAATTATTTTGGGCGCAGATCATAACGGTGTAGCGCATAAAAGACAGCTTGCAGATTCCTTGAGAGCAGAGGGTTACGTTGTAATTGATATCGGTCCTTATGGCATTACTGAGAGTGTGGATTATGTAGATTATGCCCAGCAGGTCAGCCATATAGTGGGAGAGACACCCAACGCCAGAGGAATCCTTATCTGTGGTACTGGAGTTGGCATGAGCATTGCTGCCAATCGCTATGAGGGTGTGCGAGCAGCACTAGTCCATAATACTAAGACCGCTCCTAAATGCAGAGAACATAATGATGCTAACATATTGTGTCTAGGTAGTTGGGTAAACACATATGAGATCAATAAGGAGATTGTTGATCTTTGGATGAATGAAGCCTTTGGTGAGGGAAGGCATAATAAACGATTAGCTAAATTAGAGAATGCAGGAAGCAAGATTGTTTTCACTAATGGAGTCTTTGATATCCTGCATACAGGGCACTTAGAGCTATTGCAGTTCTCTAAGCGACTTGGAGATAGACTAGTGGTTGCCATTAATAGTGACGCATCTGTAAAATCCCTTAAGGGAGAGAATCGTCCGATCAATAACGAAGCTAATAGAAAAAAGTTACTGGAGTCCTTGATTGAAGTGGATGAAGTGATTATCTTTGACGATAATCTGGAGGAGCTACGAAATCAAATTGAACCTAATATTGTGGTAAAAGGAGGCGAGTGGACTGCGGAGCAAGTTCGTGAAAGGGATAACATTCCTGAGGATATTGAAATTAAACTCTTCCCTTTGGTTCAAGACTACTCCACAACAAATACAATTCGCAAAATACAAAATTTAGATGGATGGCAGAAGAATGATTTTTAAAGATAAAAACATTTTGGTTATCGGAGACAGTATCCTCGATGAAACGATTGTAGGCAGAGCGGTGGGTTGCTCTTTAGAGTCACCTACAATGAAGCTAGAAGAGAGCGCGAGGGAGGTGAGCTTTGGAGGCGCGGCAAACGTAGTGGAGAACATTCTGGCTCTAGGAGGTTCTTGCAAGTACATCACCCCCATGGGTAGGGACGAATACTCTCATTATTTTGAGAGTTGGCTCGACCAAAACCGTCCAAACTTATGGTTGTCCAGTTTAACGATGGACCGATTTAACAATGTGAAGACTAGGATATGGGCTACTAAAGAGGATGAGAGATATAAATATCTACAAATCAATCGAACAGATGATACCGTAGTTCCTTTTCGGATCCCTACAATAAACCATCACATGGAAGGCATGGATGCTGTGGTTCTTGTAGATTATGGTTTAGGAATGTTTGGAGAAGTTAATTATATAATCAAAGCGGCGTTAAGTGCGGGAGTGCCTGTAATCGCTAGTTCTCAGATGTCCGATAGAGAAAATAGATATCATTTATTTGAAAAGGCTGACTACCTGTGTATGAACCTTTCAGAGTCCCAGGCATACGACAAATCCTTTCATGGTTGCATAACTCACGGAGAGCAAGGATGCACTTTTCAAGACTCAAAACATAAACGCACACATACAGGATTTAAGGTAAAGTCGGTGGATCCTTGCGGAGCAGGAGATGCCTTCCTCGCTGCGTTCTCTTTATGTGTCCCACAGGTTGATGCAGACGCTTTGGCCTTCTGTAATGCGTGGGCTGCATTGTCTACAACAAAGCTGGGAACCACACCGCCTAAAATAGGAGAATTAGATGAGTTGCTTGGAAGTTCTTTTTGCCAATAAACAAATTGTTGATAAAAACTTAGTGATCCTCTCTTGGGGAAACGTAAGTAAAATAGATAGGGATAAGAATCTGCTATACATTAAGCCCTCAGGGGCAGACCTAGAGGAGATCAGCCAGTACGACATTGCTCAGGTTTCTACCCTGGATGGAAGTTGGGTTCTTGGAATGAAGCCTTCAGTGGATACTAAAATCCATTTAGAGATATACAAAGGATTTAGTGATGTTGGAGCAGTCGTACATACTCATTCAGTACACGCTACAGCTTTTGCACAGGCAAACAAGCCGATCCCTTGCCTAGGCACTACACACGCTGACTATTTTTACGGAGAAATTCCTTGTGTGCCTCAACCTACTGCTGAAGAGTTGGATGATGATTATGAGAAACATACTGGATTACGGATTGTGGATTATTTCGATTACTTTGACATAGATTATAACCATATTCCTGCCGCATTAGTCGAAGGACATGGTGTATTTTGTTGGGGAAAAACCGTTGAGGACGCAGTAGAGACTGCTATAATATTAGAGAAGGTAGCAGAAATGGCTATCCTAACTTTGTCATTAAATAAAGATAGCAATCTTTCAGACTATGTGTTAGAGAAACATTTCACTAGAAAACATGGAGACTCAAAATATTATGGACAATAAGCAGGATATTGCATATGGGATACAAACCCTCCCTCCCATAGACAAACCTCTTAAGTCTGTGGATAAATATTGGGGAAAGATGGATACGCTGTTTGAAGGTGAGGACTTTACTATCAAGAGAATTTACATGAAATCAGGTTCTCAGAGTAGTCTAGAATACCATGTTCGCAAAGAGGAGTCTTACTTTATTGAGAGTGGTATTTTGAAAGTGGGCCTTCGGATTGGGAGAGCGGAAAATAAATCTATCACTCTGCACAAGGGAGATATTTTTCACATTCCTGTGGGCTTAATGCATATGCGGATTGCCATGGAGGATGTTGTCATTATAGAAAAATCATCCAAAGATGATGATGGAGATTCTCATTTAGTTGAGGACGGTAAAACTTACACACATATAGAAACACTATGAATTTATTTATTGATACTGCTAACTTAGATGATATTAAAGATGCGTTCCAAACAGGAACCATTCAAGGTGTGACCACCAACCCATCCCTTCTTTCCAAAGAGCCTAAAGAAGATTTTATCACACACATTAAGAAGATCGTAGAGGTCTGCCAGGAGTATGGGAATGCCCCTCTGAGCGTGGAGGTATTTGCCGAAAAAGCAGAGGATATGTATGATCAAGCGGTGGAGATCTTCGATGAACTAAATTATAGTAATCTAAACATCAAAATTCCTGTAGGCTATGAGGAGTTAAAGGTAATTGAGAAGCTCGCTGGGGATGGAATCGCAGTAAACTGTACTTGCTGCTTCACGGCTACTCAGTTAGAGATGGCTGCCCTTGCAGGGGCTCGCTATGTCTCTCTTTTTTATAACAGACTTCTTGATAGCGGAGGAGATCCTGTTGACGTTCTTAGGCAGGTAGAGCATTTCATTGACCAAAACGATCTAGACTGCGAAATAATCTCTGGGAGTATTCGTTCTGCGAATGATGTATCTAACGCATGGGCAGCAGGTTCTCATATTGTTACCGCAGGAATGTCTGTAGTTAAAAAGATGATGGAGCATCCTCAAACAGATTTATCGGTGCAGGGCTTCCTCTCTGATTTTAAGGAGTGGCTTGGTTGATTTACTTTGTTGATATTGACGGAACCATTTGCTCTGATACTAAGGGGAACTATACACAAGCTCAACCTCTCAAAGACAAAATTGATAAAGTTAATAGTTTGTACGATGACGGACATACTATAATTTATTGGACAGCCAGAGGCATGACCAGAGCTAAAGGAAATGTCCACAAAGCCTACGAGCTTTGTTATGATCTTACCAGACAGCAGCTTTCAGATTGGGATGTAAGGTTTCACGAATTAAGAATGGGAAAGCCTTATTACGATGTCTTCTTTGAGGACAAGGCAGAGGAGATTTAATGGGATACTACTTTCAAACTATTAACACAGAAGACTATATTCAAAAGTTTTCTTTAAAGAATTATGTTGAGACAGGAACAGGAGAGGGTGCTACACTAGCCCACTCTCTTAATGCGTCTTTTGAGAACGCTTATTCGGTAGAGATTAATTCCACCATCTATGAGAGAGCGTTACAAAACTTTAAGACCAGACTAAGCACTGGAGAGTGTGGCATATGGTTTGGAAACTCCTTTGAAAAACTTCCCGAGATCCTCAAAGAGACGGAAGGAAACACTTTGTTCTTCTTGGATGCTCACTTTCCAGGAGCAGACTTTCAATTAGCCAAGTATGAGGATGAAGAAGATTATGATACCAGACTCCCACTAGAAAAGGAGATCGCAGTCATCTTAGAGAACAGGGATGTTTCTGACGATGTTTTCATTATTGATGATTTGGTAATTTTTGAACCTGATGGTGGCCCTTATGAGGCTGGACCCCTTACCCTGCCTAGGGATATTTGTCCTCAGAACGGTATTGAATTCTTAGAGAAGGCATTCTCTGAGACTCACGATATCACTAGATCTTATACCTCTCAAGGCTTTTTGATTATTACCCCAAAACAAACAAAAAAGTTTACTCTGACCAATAATGATGGCGTTAGTCCTTGGGTTGAAGATTTATACAATCAATATCTACCTAAAAAAGGTTTGTTCGTAGAGGTGGGTATCGGACACACAGTAGACAGACATTGGACTGCGGAAAATACTAAGAAACATCTAGATGAAGGTACAGTTCCTTCTGCGAGATGCGGGAGCAACACCTTAGATCTTCTCGATCAGCGGTACGCAGGTGTTTACATTGATCCTGTTAAGGAGTTTTGTGAAGAGTTAGAGTTAATTACTAAAGATAAAAACATTACTATCTTGAACAGGGGATCATCAGACAAAACGGAATCAAGAACTATGTATGGAGGAGAGACCTTTATGCCTAATCCCCATACCACCTGGCCTGGTGGTGTAGATTATATCGGTAGGCAAGTGGAGTGTGGCCCCGTATCTGATATGTTAGATGAGCTATCTATCACCTCTGTTGATTTGATGTCAATTGATGTTGAAGGGTGGGAGATGCAAGCCTTAGCAGGAATCAGAGATGAGCATCTTCCTAAAGTTCTGATTATAGAAATTGATAAAACAGCAGGGCTTCATGAAGTATTATATAACAAAGGATATACTTTAAAATACAGCGATCATCGTGACGCTGGCTATGTAAGGAATTAAATTATGAACATCGGTTTTATAGGATTAGGTAAACTCGGACTCCCCTGCGCTCTTGCAGTAGAATCAAAAGGACACAAGGTTTGGGGTTATGATATTAACCCCGCTGTAGAAACAATTTTATCTACAAAGAAATTACCTTACAGGGAGATTTGGGCACAAGATCATCTCGATAACTCTGAAATTAAATTCTCTTCTGTAGAGGAGGTGGTTTCAAATAGCGAGATCATTTTTGTACCTATCCAAACTCCTCACGATGAGCGTTTTGAAGGAACTACCAGAATTGCTGAAGACAGGGTAGATTTTGATTACACTTATCTCAAAGCAGGAATTAAATCCTTGTCTGAAGAAATTCACAAACAAGGAGAGGAGAAGGTTGTAATTATTATTTCAACTGTTCTTCCTGGAACTGTTGAGCGAGACATCAAACCTCTTCTAAATGATAAGGTTAAGTTGTGTTACAACCCCTTCTTTATTGCCATGGGTACTACCATGAGAGATTTTCTCAACCCAGAGTATGTTTTGTTTGGGGTGGATAATCAGGACGCAGCAGATAAGGCAGAAGCATTTTATCGAACTCTCCATGATAGACCTTTCTACAGAACTGAGATTAAAAATGCGGAACTTATCAAGGTGGCATATAATACCTTCATCGGTATGAAGATTGCATATGCCAATACTATGATGGAGATTTGCCATAAGATTGGAGCAGATGTGGACGAGGTTACAGGAGCCATGAGCCTCGCCACAGAGCGCCTCATCAGCGGAAAGTATCTGTCAGGAGGCATGGGAGACGGTGGAGGGTGTCATCCCCGTGATAATATTGCTATGTCTTGGTTAGCAAAGAAGCTAGACTTAAGTTATGATTTCTTTGAGTCTTTGATGATTGGAAGAGAGCAGCAAACGGAATGGTTAGCTGATCTTATTGAAGAGCATAAAGGAGACTTACCAGTCACGATCCTGGGTAAGGCATTTAAAGAAGAAACTAATCTTGTGGTGGGAAGTCCCTCCATATTATTGAGAAATATTCTAGAGGAGAGAGGAATGAGGCCCACAATGTACGATCCTTACATTGATGAGGGGTTCCCCTTTAATGTTTATCAGCCTCGCCTGTTCTTTATAGGCACGAAGCACAGTGAGTTCAATAGCTACGAGTTTCCCAAAGGTTCCGTTGTCTTAGACCCTTGGCGTTATATGTCAGATCAAGAGGACGTTGAAGTTATCAGAATCGGTGAGTGATGAGAGCTAAGTTCACTTATGTAAGAAGCTTTCTAAAGTCCACAAAAGTTGCTGGGAAGTTTGATATTGGTTTATTTGCTAATGTTCTTCCTTATGCCAATAAATATATCGGCGCTGTACGAGAGGGGAGTACCAAATTAGACGATACCGTCGCTGTAATTGAGCTAGATCAAGACTTTAAATTACTTGATTCGTCCAGTATAACCCAGGGCGAGGATCCTCGATGCTTCAGTTATAGAGGTATCCCATATGCATTAACTTGGGATCCGTATTCGAAAGATGGTTCTAATCACTTTAAATACAAAGTAATAAATTTATTAACAAAAAAGAAGGTAGATCTTACGATTGATAAAGTTCCTGAAACTCCCGTAGGAAGGTTAGGAAAAAATTGGATACCTTATGTTAAAGACGATGATCTTTATTTTATCCTATCAATAGAGCCTGAACTTTCGATGCTTAAGTGTGATATAGAAACTGGTTTCTGCGAATGGGAAACAGAATATAAAGAGGAACTTTCAATCACCCTTAGCAGGGGAGGAACTCCCATGGTTTACTTAGAAGAAGCAGAGTGCTATGTAGGCTTTGGACACAGAACCCACGACTGTCATAATCACAAACCCTTTCTATATGGGATTGGTAAAAACGGTGAAGTATTTGTAGACTCTAAAGACATGGAAGTTCCTAGAGACAAGGGGGTATATGATCCCTTGTCTTTGTATTGGAAGGAGGGTGTTCTATACTGTTGTGTAGCATACTTTCCTATCCAAGCAGGAGATACTGGAGAAGGCTGGACTGATCTATTTGAGGTGACATTTGATGAGCTATAAAAAAACAATAATTGACTGGTTAAAGGATTACGCGATACAAGCTAATATGAAAGGCTTTGTTGTGGGGGTTTCAGGAGGGGTTGATTCTGCCGTAACTTCTACATTATGCGCTCTTACGGGTCTTCCTGTATACGCTGTGGGATTACCTATTCCTTCTGGCTTTGAGGCTGAGGTGTTACAGTCTAGATCAGACTTACAATTAGACTGGCTTAAAAATAATTATTCTAATGTAACCACAGAGGTTATCTCCTTAGATAAAGTTTACAATGTTTTCTCTGGTGAGGTAGGTAGTGACGCTCTGGGGTATGCAAATATGAAAGCTCGTATTCGCATGACTGCGCTCTATGCTTTAGCTTCTAGGGAAAATTCTTTAGTGGTGGGTACAGGCAACAAGGTAGAGGATTTTGGAGTAGGCTTCTTTACTAAGTATGGAGATGGAGGAGTAGATATATCCCCTATCGCTGATCTGATGAAAACTGAGGTATTTGAGCTTGCAAGCGAATTAAATGTCCCACAAGAAATCCAGGATGCACCTCCCACAGACGGTTTATGGGGAGACGGTAGGACTGATGAAGACCAATTAAACGCAACTTATGAAGAACTAGAATGGGCGATGACCTATAATAGCGAGAGGAGATTACTTGCGAGGGAGCAAGAGGTTCTTAAGATTTACAATGACCTACATTCTGCTAACGAGCATAAAATGCTTCCCATCCCCGTATGTAAATTAAAATGAAAAAGAAAAATGCAATAGTGTGTGGCGCGGGTGGCTTCATCGGAGGCCACATGGTAAAAAGACTCTTAGATGAAGGCTATGTGGTAGCCGCAGTTGATGTAAGAGCTTTTGATGAGTGGGATCAAGTTCACTCCGAAGCAATCAATCAGGACAACTTTGACCTAAGAAATCCTAACTCGGTAGAGAGTTTAATTCGTAATGCTCAAGCGACTGAGCTTTATCAGTTTGCAGCGGACATGGGAGGAGCGGGTTATATTTTCACAGGCGAGCATGATGCGGATGTGATGCATAACTCTGCTTTAGTAAACCTTAACATAGCTAAAGCTATTGCTTGTTACAGTTCTCACACCAAAGTGTTTTACTCCTCTTCGGCTTGTATCTATCCCCAGCATAATCAGGTTGATCCTGACAACCCTAACTGCGCGGAGGATTCAGCGTATCCTGCACACCCAGACTCTGAGTATGGGTGGGAGAAACTCTTCTCTGAGAGGATGTGGAGGTCTTACGCGAGAAACTACAATCTAGAGGTTCGCGTAGCACGATTCCATAACATCTTCGGGCCTGAAGGGACATGGGATGGTGGAAAGGAGAAAGCTCCTGCTGCCATGTGCCGTAAAGTGGCAGACGCTCAGTGGTCTCCTGAAGAAGGTTTAACAATTGATGTATGGGGTCCAGGAAACCAAACCAGATCCTTTTTGTACATTGATGAGTGCCTAGAGGCCGTTCGGAGGCTGATGGACTCGGACGTAGAAGAGGTTATTAACATTGGTTCGGATGAGATGATCTCCATTAATAACTTAGCTAAGATGGCTGCTGGCTTCCGTGGAGAGAAGGTTAACATTAGAAATATTGATGGGCCTGTGGGGGTTAATGGTAGAAATAGTGATAACACTTTAATTAGGGAACTCCTTGGATGGGCTCCCTCGATGCCTTTAGAAGAGGGCATGAAGATTACTTACGATTGGATTGCTGAACAAATCAAGAAAAGGGATAACTAATGCCTATTTACCAATACCAATGTTCTGCATGTGAAGTAATGTTTGAAACATTAGAGACTATGACAGAGAATTACGAGAGGCCCACTCCTCATTGCCCTAAATGCGATCCCGAGGAGAAGGAAGATACCACCATGTTTAAGTACCTAGGGAACTGTAGACCTGCTTTCAATTTAAAAGAAGGTAGGGGTGGGTTTTTTAAGCCAGGATGGCAATAAGAATACCCAAAAAGTCAAAGTTTTTTGGATGACCAAAAAGTCAAAGATTCTATAATAGTACATGGATAACGCAGTACTAAAACGACTTAAGAACGCAGGATTACTTTCAGAGCAAGTGCCCGATATGGGCTTTGTTTCAACTGGTAGCTACGCCCTGAACAAGATCATCTCAGGCGATTACACCAAGGGCATTCCGATTGGAATGATTACCCAGTTCCATGGCGAAGCCTCGACTGCTAAAACAGTCTTCGCTACTCACATCTTGAAAGAGGCACAAACTCAAGGTTACTACACTATCTTGGTCGATAGTGAAAATGCATACAACGCTGAGTTTGCTGAACATCTGGGTTTAGATCCCAAGCGTTTGATTTATGCTGCGCCTGAAACCTTGGAAGAGTGTTTCCAAGTTATCGAGGATGCAATTATGACCATTCGTGAAACTGATACTGAGACACCTATTGTTGTTGCATACGATAGCATCGCTGTGTCACCCTCAAAAGCAGAATATGAAGCTGAGGGATACGATGGTAACAATATGCAGGGAGCCATTAGAGCTAAGTCTACTGGCGCGTGTTTGCGAAAGATTAACCCACTCATGCGTAAGCATAAAGTTGCTCTGGTCATCATCAACCAGATTAGGAATAAAGTGGGTGTGATGTATGGGAGCCCTGACACTATGGCTGCTGGTGGAAAA